GACCGGCTTTTCGGTGCTGTCATCCATCTCCGGATCTCCGATGGAATTCAGCGTAATACCGTGTACGAGGCCGCCGAGCGTGTTATGCGCGACGCTGTCGAAAAGCCGGCCTTCGATGTCGGCGAGCGCCGAGTCGGCGGCATCCTCATACCCGTCGGCGTCCTTGACGACGATGTCGACACGACAGGTGAGGTAGCCGATATACGCGGCGCCGGTAGCGAGGCTGCGAGCCGCCGTTTCCCGATCCTCCGCGCCCGTGCCGATCAGCAGGGCCGGAACCTCGGCCGCGCCAAGCGGCCGCACGCGCGAAACGAATACCCGCGCGCCGCAGGTGGCAAGCCCTGTCAGCACTGCAGCAAGCGCGCTGCGAATTTGCGTGCGCTTATGAATCATGCCGACTCCAGGCGCAGCCGCGTCATGCCCGTGCCATCCGGTTCGATCGCCGTCACGGCGAAAGAATGGCCGCCGACGATGACGGAATCACCGACGGCGGCCAGGGACGCTGAAGCGTCAGGCAGGAGCACAGCGGGGGATGAACCGGAAACGAGGCCGAAGGCCTCCTGGTAGCCGTTATCGAAGAGGCCGCGCACCGCCGTCGCGCCGATGATGACATCGGCACCGAAGTCGGCCATGAAGGCGGCGGTATCCTCGACGAAAGCCATTATTTCTGCTCGGCCTTCTTCTTCTCGACGGCCGGGACCGCCTTGCCCAGCGCCTGCAGTTCGCGGGAGAAGTTTTCATCGACGTCAACCGCGCTGCCGACGGCACGGGCTTCGCCATCCATCCAGAAAGCGCGGACAACTTCCATCTTGACTGTCTTCTTGTCCATGGAGATTCTGGCGGGCTGCCCCGCCAGCCTTTCATCAGGTGATCGAGGTGGCCCGGCTGAAGGCGCCCGCGTAGCGGATGCCGACATCGAGGGTCTGAATGGCGCGAATGCCGGAAATCGCCGCGGCAAAGTTGGCATACGGATTGAGCGCGATTTCCAGCATGCCCCACTCGCCGATCACGACCTGCGAGAAGTCGCCGAACACCATCGAGGCAGCGGTGACCTGCAGTGTGCTCATGGCGCGGAACCCGCTGACGGTGCCATCGAGCAGATTGCCAGCCCACAGGGGCGTGTCGGTGCCGCTGAAGCGCTGGCGGCCGGCCAGCAACGCGGCGACGGCCGGCGTGGTGACATAGGCGCAGTTGGCAGCCAGGGCATTGGAGCCAGCGACGTCGGTCTGGAACTCCAGGATGCCTGCGTAAGCGATCGTGGTACCCGTGACCGAGCCAATGCCAGCCGTGGCGGAAATGCCGGTGGGCGCGCCGCCGCTGCCGGTCCCCTCCAGCGCCGCGGCATCGATGGCGATGGCCAGCACCTTGGCGAGGTCGTTCATCACCAGCTGGTCGGCCGCCGGGCTCGACTGCATCATCAGCTGGCGCGACACTTCCGTGTAGGCGCCGACGCTCTTCGGCGTCAGCGCGAGCTGGCCGAGCGTCTGCTGGCTTTCGGTGATGGCTGTCGCCTCGTTGGTCAGCCAGTAGGCAGTGCCGCCGGCGGTCTGCTTCGGGATGGTGACATTGCCCTGCAGGCCGGAAAGCACGGTGGCGCCCAGGCGACCGACGACGGTGCGGTTGCGCAGCATGTCGATGAAATTGGCGCCGAGATTGTCGGTGGCGACCAAATAGCCACCATTCGCGGCGGTGCCTGCCGTCATGTCGCGCTTCTGGATTTCATACGGCACCAGGAAGCCACCGTTCGGCGTGGCATCAAGGCCCGCGCGCTTGGCGATGGCGCTGGACACCTCGGCCTCGAACGGAGCCTTCGACCAGTCGCGATCGACCATGGCGCGAATGGCGCGCAGCACCGAGTAGTTCTGGGTTTCGCGGCTGGACAGGCCGATATCCGGACCCTTGGCGGCGGAGATCGTGTAGGCGCTGGCGATCTTGTCGAGGATGCCGCGCTGAAACTCTGCGACGCTCTTGCTGTTGGCGATAGCGTCGAGCGCGGCTTCGGCAACGTCGTGCTGCTTGAAGGCTTCCGCGACGGCGCGGATTTCTGCCACGCGCGCCTTTTCGGCGGCGGCGAGGTCAGCGACTTGTACTTCGGGCATGATGATGTTCTCCATGATGACTGGGGTGGGTTCTGCGGCTGCTGCGGGTGCGGCTGGCGTGACGGCTCCCGCCGCACGTCCGACGCCCACCGTCGCGTCGGCCGGGACCGAGACGATGGAAATTTCGTAGGGCGTCCAGCGGGTGACGCGAAACACCGGCTCGTCATCCGCCGTGGCGGCGATCGCAGCGCTGGCCGCACGGGCAAAGTCGAATGACTCGCCGTGCTTCGCGCGCATCTCGGCGGTGAATTCGGGGAACGACCATGTGCGGATAGCCTGGACAGTGCCGTCATCCGCGCGTCGCTCTTCCTGCAGCTCGTCGATCATGTAGCCAATCGAGACCAGGCTGCGGATGCCGTCGGCAACGTCCTGCAGGATTTCTTCACCAGCGGCCGAACGCGATAGCTTGCACCGGGCGCGCAATACGCGGTCGCCACCCAGCGTGACCGAATCGACCACGCCGATCTGGTCTGCCATGTCATGATTGAGCAACAGCGGGTGGCGGCCATCGGCCAGGCGCGACAGGTCGATGCTGCCGGGCGCATGATCGAGGATTTCGATGCCCCACCAGCGACGGTAGGGCTCTTCGGACGAACAGGCCATGTCGATGATGCGGGCCTGGGTGTCGATCTCGCGTGTCAGCGCGAAAGTGCGGAACGGGTTATCCATGGCCGCCATGGTGGCCGGCCGAAGATCACATTTTCAGGATGAAAGTGTTACGCGATCTGCCCCTGCACGACGTTGACGGGCGTGAACCACGTCTCCTTGATGTCGCTGGCCACCTGGATCTCCAGCAGCGCCATGCCATACCTGACGATCGCGCTCGTATCGGCCGCGCCGATGACGACCACGACCAGCGACTGCGCCCAGTTGGCCCCAGGCGTCGCCGACGATTGCGCCACCTCGTCCGTCAGCGCCGTCGCATGATCCATCGACACGATGCGCGCCTTGATGGTCGCCGCCGAAGCGTCGAACGCCGTATTGCTGAGGGTGAGATTGACGGGCAGGCGAAAATCGTCGCCCGTCACCACGGTCGGTATCGTCATGTCAGATTGGCTCCGATCAAAGCACTTCGGTTGGCGGTCACCGCGGCACCGCTTCGATTGGCGGTCACTGCCGCGCGCAACGGTAAATTCGTGACAACGGACGATCCGGACGCCGAAACCCTGTTCCCGCCCTGGCTGATGACCGCCGCGCCCGTGATGGCGATCCGGCCGAGCGCGATCACCGTGTGGCCGCTCAATTGCTGCGCGACGATCCCGATGATGGGCGCCGTGCCGATAGCCGTCAGGCCGTGCGCGGCCTGGGCGATATTCGCGCTGCCGGTGTTGCCGCTGGCCAGCGTGCCGCTGGCGGACACCGTGACGCTGCCTTGCTGGACACTGGCGGACGCCTGCAGCGCCAGTGCGGCCGTGCTGCTGACCGTATTCGCCGCCTGCGCACCGGCGAGCGCGCCGGCAATGGCGACTGCCCCGGATGACGAGACGGCGTTGGCCGCCTGGGCAATGGTCGCGCTGCCAGTGTTGCCGCTGGCCAATGCCCCGCTGGCAGACACCGTGACGCTGCCCTGCTGGACACTCGCGCCCCCCTGCAGCGCCAGCGCGCCGGTGGATACTGCGGTGTTGCCGGCCTGCGCGATCGCGACGGCGCCCTGCAGCGCCAGGCTCGCAGTCGATATCGTTGTGTTGCCATCCTGAGCAATTGCTGCGGAGGCAGAAATACCACCCCCGCCCGACGGAATGATCAGAAAACGGACTGGCATGACCTAAGGCTCGAAAACCTGCCAGGGGTTGGCGCTGATCATCCTGATCTCGCTGGCAGTCAGGATGCGGTTGTAGAGCAGATGCAGCGCGGCCCTGCCTTTTACCGCATATGACGACGAGCCGCTGCGTTCCCCGAACAGCACCAGGCGCGACGTGCTGTAGGCCGGCACCGATGCGCCGGTTACCGATGCGACTCGATCGCCATTGACGTAGATCGCATGCGCCGCTGAATTGAACGTCGCCACCAACACCAGCGGCGTCGAGGTCAGAAACGAATTCGCGGCGCCGACGACCTTGACCCCGACTCCAGCCGAACCC